AGTGGTTTAATCAATGGTAGAAATGTCTTACCTACCCATTCACCTAAGAAACTACCAATAGCATTACCTACTATAGGTGCAAATGGACCTAGGAATGGACCTAATAATGCAGTACCAGCAGCAGCACCTAACATACCTCCTGCTGCCTGTCCAACACCTGCACCGATTGCTTGAGTCTTATCCTCACCACTAGCAATACCTGTTGCAATACGAGAGATACCACCGACAACAGCGAGACCCTTCTGTGCACCAGGTTTCATTAACTTACCACCTACCTTCTTACCAACATTCTTACCTGTCTGTAATCTGGTAGGGTTATTTACTCTATTATTAAAACCTTTACCAACCTTCCTTGCTTGGTCATTCTTACCCTGTGCTCTTAACTTCTTCTGCTGTCTCTCAACTGACTTCTTCTGTGCTTTATACTCTTCTTCTGTGTATATCTTACCAGTCTCTTTATCCTTATATCCAAACTTACGCCATTGCTCTTGCTTCTTCCACTCTAACTCCTTCAGCGAAGTATCTCTAAAGAGATTCTTTACCTTCTTACCATCACTGAATAGTTTTAATGGGTTTAATAGGTATCTAAGTGTAGCAAGACCTGTAAGTAACTGTAGAAATCCTGTAAATGGTGCTAATATCTTGGCGATACCTGTCTTCTTAGGATCTGCACCAAAGATATTGGTAATACCATTCATTACATTATTGACACCAAACCCCAATATGGAGAAGGCAAACTTACCTATAGCAGTAACTAACTTGAAAACCTTCGCAGCTCTCTTTGCATTCTTAGGATTTTCTAACCACTTAAATAGTGTCCCTGCAATAATTAGATCAAATATAGGTGTTAAGAAATTTGCTATGGTCTCAAGAAATCCCATAGCTGCTTTCTTTGCTTTCTTCTTTATTGGACTTTCTTCTTTTCCTTTGGTACCTGTACTCTCTGCTTTATCTTCCTTCTTATTCCTCTGTTCAAACTTGAACATGCCCATGAAACCTTTTTTCCATTTCTGGAACACATTCAGATCTTCTTTCTCTTCCCTTTGATCCTCGTCTACCTCTTTATTACCTCTAGTACGTAACCAATCCCTCTCAAACTCTATAAGTTTGTGTGTCTCTGCCTGGTTATTACTAATACTAGTTACTACCTTACCAGTACGATTGATACCCTTCCGAATCTGGTTGAAACTTGCGGAATAGGCACCATCGTCTTTGATGGGTTTAATTTTGACGTAACTCTTAATTGCCATTAGAGAGACATTTTACTTTCGTCTGCTTTTTGCCTTCTTTCTTCCTCTTGGATATGAGCAATAAGAAGGTTCACATATACATCACGTTCCCACGGTAACATATTCTCTAATTCAGTCAGAGAGTATTTGTGGTGTTGCATTAATGCGAAGTTAGTCTTGTAGTAATTCTCAAGACTGTCATGCATTAACGCTACTCGAAAAAACTTGCTAGTCCCTCCAGTACCAATTCACTCTCAACCTTTGTATTTGGATTTGTTACCTTTAATGTATAAGACAGTTTAGGCATAGTCTCAAAGAAATTTTGAATCTTACCAAACTGATCTGAATTCAGATCTTCCAAGAATTCTAATGCTTCCTTCTTAGTGAAGTTATCATAGACTTCTTCTTTATCATAAACCTGATCAATACACCCTGCAGCTAATTCAAATACATCCTCTATATCAGGGTTATCTGATAGGTTTTGTTGAATAAAGACATCCAATGAAGGATACTTCATCTTCACACCTACATTCCCATCCAAATCAATCTCAGCACTGTGATCAGGTGGGATCTCAACACCAACATTTGCAAGAGGAATACTTACATCTACTTGAGTTTTCTCATCATCAGGACATGTGACTTTAAATTCACTTGTCTCACCAACCGCAACAGATCTAATCTTAAGGAAGATATATTCAATCTCAAATGTAGAGAGAGACTCAACCTTAGTCTTTAGGTTAGTACAGTTTTTAATAATAGTCTTCACTGCTTTGACCATCTGCTTGTTGTCTTGCGACTCCATAGCAAGATAGAGTAGTTTCTCTTCCTTAACTAGGAAGGGTCTATATGATATTTGAGTGCCTGTTACAGGCAGTGTCGCCTCATATTCAGGTATGGCTAACTTAGGTAATGGCATAACGATTGCATTATTATAATTCTATTTAGACACCAAATTGAGCTGCATCTATTTGTGAAGATCCAATTCCAACTGACTCAATACCAGATGTGGAACTATTAACGTATCTATCTGGGGTGTTAAGACCCATTGCTTCTGATCCTACTCCATCGAATCTATATCTCTCGTGCTTAAACTTAACACTAAACTTAACTAAACTGGTAGGACCATTATTATATGTTGCTCCACCCATGTCATAGGGCCATGCTCCAAAGAATTGCCAAACTGAAGTCACACCGTTAAGTCTAGTCCTGGTTGTTGCTCCGTTATCTGCAATACCTTCCCAACTAACAGGGGATCCAAGTTCCCACTTTGTTATTAATAGGTTAGTAACATACTCCTCATATATCCCTGATCTATTCTCCATGTCTGGTGCACACCAGTTCATCCAATGCTCAAAGAATTGACGATGATATTGATACTTATCTGTTAGGAAAGTAATATCCAGATCCCCATGCTGCTGCATCCTAGCATGTGAATATGATGCACCTTGCCATGCTGCTGCTACTTTCTGATCTTGTATTCTCTTACCAGGTATAGTTACACTATCTGCCATGTAATTCATGGACTGAAATGCATGTCTCCTATCTTGATTGATAAACTTGGTATTTGCTTGTAAGCATGTAGGGAGATATAATTTGACACCATAAAGATTCGACCTAGATGGTTCGAGTTTACCAGAGGTAACCTGGTCTCTAAAATCTTTGAAACTGTTTTGCATTACTTTAATCTACTCCAGATTATGCTACTTGGGACTTCCATAGTTCTACCAAGTCCTTTGGGTCTAATAACAAATTGCTCCACTGGGAGTGGTGTCATGTCTTTCAACTCGTCTTGAGGTACATAATATGCTCTGGTGACACTAGACATAAAGTATTTATGGTGGCAACGCATAGGATATGAAATACTACCCGCAGCCCAGGTATTTGCCATACTTTTTCTACTATTAGGTCTCAGATAATGCAGGTTACCCCCAGAAAACTGCTTCTTCCCATAATCTACATCTGTGATTAGTACCATAGGGTATGTATCCCAGAATTTCAAATCTGGTGTCTGGGCTGAGTAATTGAAGAATATAATATCACCCACAATAAATCCACGTGAATATGCCTCCAACCCATACTGTAGTTGCTCTCTATACCATTGTTTAGACTGGCGTTTGCCACCCCCTAAGTCTTTTATGTCTGTGAAGATACTCATACATTTAAGTGTTTTTCGGTCAGTATGATAAATCGCATATTCTTATGAGCACAATACTGTCTTGCTGCTCTCCACTTAGCACTATTTACATTCCAAGTCTTAACTTCCGTTAAGAAGGTTAAAGCCTTCTGCGATTTACGTTTCGGGGGCTTAGTTTGTGCAGCTGGTTTAATTTCAATAATCGATTTGGCGATTCTTCCATCCTTGGTCCTTGCTCTGACATAAAAATCAGGATAATAACGGTGAATCCTGTTATCCAAAGGAGACTTATAAGGAATAATAATCTCTTCACTTCCCCACTCCAATACGTTTACATTCTTGTCACACCAATGCATAAACTTTTTTTCCCACAAACTCCTATAAATAATATTAGTGTGATCACCTTTGTACTTATGTTTGTTTGATGGTCGAAACTTTCCTTTGTATGCCATGTCGAAGAAAACCCTAGTATTTCCAAGTGCTAAACCACTGGGTGTCAATTCAGCAAGTAGTAGAGAAACAATTACAGATGGGGCAGCTTTTCCAACTGAAGTAATCGATTATCTAAAATTTGATGTATTTGATCACAAAACCGAGAGGTTATTAGATACGATATATCTCTATTTACCCAAGTCACTAAGTGAAAGTCACACACAAGGTTGGGGTAAGGTAGAATTAGGAAGAATTGGTAAAGAATTACTCGGTATTGCAGGAGATGTAGTTGATGGTCAATCTGGTGAAATCAACACTGAATCTGTTGCCGATAAGATTAAGGGCACAGCAGAAGGAGCAATGTCCGCATTGGGTTATAAAGCAGCAACTAAGGTAATTAATGCTGCTATTGCTACTGCTGGTGGTGATGCAAGTCTTGATAAGAACCAACTAAGCTCAATAGTTAATAAAACGATATTCAACCCATACGCTGAAGCAACATACGAAGGTCAGGGTAACTTCAGGGGACACTCTTGGACTTGGGAAATGGTACCAAAGAGCACTGATGATGCCATGACCATATATGACATTATTCGTAAATTTAGAGGATACTCACTACCTGGTAAAAGTGGAGAAAACTGGTTAACAATACCAGAATACTTCCGTCTTACTACTGTCAGATATGTCGATAAGGGTGGTGGTAATGAAAGTATTAGAAACATTCACCGGTGCAGATAATTACGAATTTAAAGTAGTTGAATACGATAGCACATTAAAAGCAGACCTAGAAGAATTTTGTCAGAAATGCGACAAAGCAGGTATTCTAAA